AAGCCATGGATAATTACGAGAAGAAAGTAAGCAATCTCCAAAAGATTGCCGCAGCTTCGGGGCGTGCCGGTGCAAGTTGGAAGTCTCATAGTGCAGAATGGCATTCTAACAAAAATGTGGGTGCAATAGGTGGTTTTGAGCAGATGAGCGACATCTTAGGTAAATCAATAAGCTCCATGACAGACTTGTATAGTTTGTCAGGAGATGAATTGTTCCTCATTCAGTCCCAAATGCCGGAAGCATGGAGTTTAATTGATGCCAGAATTCGTGAAAACCTGGATAGCATCGTAGCCTGTAAAGATGAAGCGAATGAACTGAGGGATGCTCTTAATCAAGCCATGACAGGGGTTGATTTTGATTCCTTCTACAATGGGTTTATTGATCAGTTATCCGATATGGATACCTCTTTTGAAGATATGTGTGATAACTTTGAGGATTATCTGCGTAAGTCAATCATGGCGGGGCTAGTTGCTAGCCAGTATCAAGACCGTATAAATGCTCTTTATGAACAATGGAGTGATGCTGCCCAAAGCGATAAGAAAATAACAGAAGAAGAAGCAAATGTATTGAAAAATCAATATCAGCAGATTGTCAATGATATGATGCGTGACCGTGAAGAAATGGCTAAGTCTTTCGGTTGGGATGCTTCTGTTACTTCTCAGGAATCGTCAAAGAAGGGCTTTGCAACTGTTTCTCAGGATTCAATAGATGAACTTAACGGACGTTTCACTGCTTTACAGATGTCCGGGGAAGAAAGTAAAATCCAGCTTATTTTACTCAATCAAGTAACAAATGCGTTGTTAAATGTAAACGAGATAGGAAACACCATGTTAAACGACATTTTAAATCAACACGTTATTACTAACAATTATTTAGATGATATTGTCAAATATACTAAAGCATTACAAGAAATGAAGAATGATCTCGCAGCAGTAAAGAATAATACAGCAGCTTTAAACACCCGTAGATAATATGGCAAAACCAAAAACACCTAATCAGAAACAACAGTATCAGGAGTTAAACCGACGTTTGCAAAAGTATATACTTCTGGTGCAACAGATATACGAAGATTTGGCACTCGAAGCGTCAAAACTCGCACTTCGTACCGGTTACGATCCGGAAGGAAAGAAGATTTTCCGGTTCAAGGACTATCCCCAGACGAAAGCAGGTATAGACAAGCTTTTGCGTAACTTCGTGGAAGATATGCAGGTTCTCATTTACCAAGGGACGTCCAAAGAATGGAAGCAAAGCAACGAGATACAAGATTTGTTAGCTGATAAGATTCTTAGTTCTTATGTTGGAGAAATAGACAGGGATAAGTATAAAATATACTATCAGACCAATTCGGACGCCCTGAAGGCATTCCAACAACGAAAAGACGACGGGATGAACCTTTCCAAAAAGTTGTGGAACCAGTCGCGGGAACTGAAAGAAGAGTTGGAGGAAACAATATCTACAGCCATTCAGAAGGGCTACAGCGCAATAACTCTTAGTAAGCGTGTAAGTAAATACCTGAATGATTTCCCGACGTTCCAGAAGGACTATAAAGAGAAATACGGTAAAGCATCCGACATACACGACTGTGAGTTCAGAAGCGCCCGACTTGCTGCATCTGAAATAAACATCGCATACAGAAGGGCGGAACAAATGAGATGGGAGCAGCTGGATTTTGTGGTAGGTTATGAAATCAAGCCAAGCGGGATGCATAAGAAGAAGGATATTTGCGACTTGTTGGCGGGGAAGTATCCCAAGAATTTTAAATGGGTAGGTTGGCATCCGCTTTGCAAAGATTATTGTTTGGCAATCCTAAAGACTGAAGAGGAGTTTTGGGCGTGGAACATAGGAGACGGGAACGACACTACAAGCGTAAACGAGGTTAAGGACGTGCCGGATGCTTTCAAACAATGGGTAGGTACAAATGCGCTCCGTATCGAAGCGGCCAAAAGAAAAGGGACTTCTCCGTACTTCATCAAGGACAATCAGGAAATAGTAGACAATATCCTTTCCGGTGCCCCTGTGGGCGAATATTACACCCCAATGGGAACAGATGTTAAGGGTAAAACGAAATGGTCGGAAAACGCAATTAAAATAGAAAAGAAATTGGGTGTTAAATCCGGTGCTCCTATGACATTTGAAGAAGCAAATGAACTAAGGGGAAATATCAATTATAACAAGGGGGATGAGTACCGGGTTAACTGTCAATCCTGTGTTGTCGCCAATGAGTTAAGGCGTAGAGGATTGGACGTAACCGCAAAGCCAAATCTTAAAACAACTGGAAATATCCCTTATGAACTTTCTAAGCAAACAAATTGGGCATGGATTGATCCGGAAACTGGGGAAATGCCAAAGAAAACCGTAATAGGCCGTAAATTTGACGAGCGAGGACGTATTATAGCTAAACCGATGAAAGAGACTTTGCACGACCTATACGAAGCCACCAAAGAACCGGGACGATATCATATAAATTGGGGATGGAAAGGGAAAAACGAAGGGCATATCGTCACGTTTGAAAGGACATCCGACGGGAAGGTCGTTTGGTATGATCCGCAAACAGGTAAGAAGAACTTCTTCACCAAAGAATATTATAACAGAATGCGTGTTTCTCATGGTATAAGTATTTTACGGGTAGATAACCTTCTCGTTAACACGGATATTATAAACGGAATTGTAACCAATTTACAAAAATAATCGTATATTTGCCGTATGGAAAAAGACATTTCAAAATATCGTAAAATAGCTCTTGACTTCGCAAGCAAGGACAAGTACGACGGATGCCGTTTTGAGAAGGAGTGGAACGGTTATTACGCTTTTTATGTGTACACAAAGAGAAACAAAGGGGCTTGTACCGGCTTCCCCGCCTTTGTCCTAGTGGACGATGATTTGAACGCGCGGTATTCAGATTTTGACGAGACTTTAAAACTTATGTAATAACAATAACAAAGCGTTGTGAAGATGCAGCGCACCCAGATTATGAACGAAATAGAACAACTTTTAGCCGTAGGACCGGTTAATGTCATCATTGAAACACTTAAAACAAAATCCGTCTGTGTTCCTTCATGGAATAAGCTTATCAAGGATTACGAACCAACAGAACATGAGATAGTATCTGACACAGTTACTCGTAAAGACAAGATTCGATCTAATGGAGATATAGAAAAAGCTTCCCGTATCTACATTGGGCTTGAAAAACTTCTCACCAAACGAATGACTGAATTCATGTTTGCTATCCCGGTTAAACGTGTATATCATAATATAGAAGACAATGAAACCCGCCAGAAGATAGCGAAAGCGATAGAAGCCATTTACAAGTTTGCCCGCATTGATGCGGAGAATATCAGGCGCGGAAACGCTTATTATGCAGCGTGTGAAATCTGTACGATATGGTATGCAGTTGAGAAGCCTAACAGCCTGTACGGATTCAGAAGCAGATTTAAACTAAAGTGCAAGACTTATTCACCAATGGACGGTGTCAGCCTGTACCCTCTCTTTGACGAACGGGGCGACATGCTCGCAATGTCACTGGAATACAATAAAAAGATACTGGATAAAGAAATAACCTATTTCGAGACATACACCGACAAAAAGCATTACAAGTGGAAACAGGAAAACGGCTTGTTCTGGGAAGAAGTCACCAACGAGCCTATCGCACTTATGAAGATACCGGCTATCTATGCCTACAGGGATTCCGCGATCTACGCCGATTTGTCATATATCAGAAAAGAGATAGAATACACCCTTTCACGCAATAGTGACGTGATCGCATATAATAGTGCGCCTATCCTCAAAGTTGCGGGCGGAATGAAAGGCGGAGAAGACAAGGGAGAAAGCCGTAGGGTATTCCGTGTTGAAAACGGCGGAGACGTTTCTTATGTTTCATGGGCGCAATCTATCGAGGCCTTGAAGTATCATGTAGAAACGCTTACTAACTCCTTCTGGTCGCAATCACAGATGCCGGATATTTCCTTTGAAAAGATGAAGGATTTGGGAAATATCGGCTACGATGCACGCCAGACACTTCTAACTGATGCGCATCTCAAAGTCGGAGACGAGGCGGGGAACTGGTTGGAGTTTCTGGACCGTGAAAGTAGTATTGTGAAAGCGTTCCTTTCCCTGATGAATATACAGTGGAAGGAAGAGATAGATAACGTAGATGTTGAAAACATCATAACGCCGTTTATCCAGAACGACGAGAAGAACGAAATAGAAAAGCTTACTACCGCAAACGGTGGTAAACCAATATTAAGTCAGTTAGAAAGTATTAAAGCGCTCGGTTATTCCAATGATCCGGAAGCAACACTAAAGCAGATTCAGGAAGAAGAAGCCGTAGCGGAAGAAAACAAGGGCTCGATAAATGTTAGTGCATTATAAGGATTCATGTTGTTTATTCATAATAATGTTCTTAGAAAATTCTGAAGGGGCGGGCGTTGTGAAACGGTCGCTCTTTTTTGTACCATGAATATATAAAAATAACCTACGCACTTACACATGCGTAGGTCTGATTTGAGCAATAGAAAAAGGGGTAACGCTACTATTATTCACATTACCCCTTTATAGACTTGAATTCACAAATATAGTGAATCAGTTTATTATATCAAAGGCTTGCTAACCATTTTTTACCGGATTTGGTTTTGAGCCATATTAAAAAAGCTCCGGCTACTATAATGCCCGCTGTGAATATTGCTGCTAACATTTCCATATTCTATAAATTCTTGATCCATTTCTTCCCGGATGGAGTTTCGGTATAAATCAAGAATACTACCGCTATAACAGCCAACACAACAAAAACAAATATTCCTGCATTCATATCAATTCATTTTAATAAGTTATTTCCAATTTTCGCCCACGAATAAGCTAATATACAACCAACAAGTAACATGATTAAAAGTTTTAAGTTTATAACGCTACCCTGAAAAAATAGCACCATACCACCAAGAACCAAAGCTGTATATGTTAATTGTGAAAGATTAAAGAAATACCCGGCAAGCTTTTCCCGCCTAGTCTTATCTTTTTCTTTCCGTTCTTTCTTTTCTTCTTGCATCTTACTAAAGTTACTCATTTTGCACTGTTGTATATGTATTGCAGATACAAAGATAGTCATTTGCAGCGAGAAATCAAACGAAATCAAGAGAAATTAATTAATTGACTTTTTCGACCACTGGATGAGGTGATAAAATCATGTTTTGGTTTTCCTCATTTTTGCGGAAAACTTGCTCCATAATTTTGTGGAGTATGAAAACCTGTTTTTGCCATTTAAGGCAAATTTCCCCTAAAATTGATAATCAGGTAGTTACGTTTTAAATACGGGCGTTATCGTGTTTCACGTTATCGCTTGATTATCACGCCCTAATCCTGAACTAAACATTTCTTAGGGTAGATAACAAACGTTACATAGGGGTAATTTCCCGTATGAGTGAAATACAAAATTTTAGTTCACTTGACGTCGGCCGAAAAATCGGCCAACCTACTATAGTGAAAATCAACGGGCGCAAATTTACGCTCGTCAACCGTTAGGGGAATTGTCCTAACGACTGATTATCAGGCTAAACTCATTTTTGAGTTGAGATAACAAAGTTGCAGAGTTACGTTTTAAATGCCGGAATAACTGGCATTTGGGCAAGCGTCTGATTATCAATGTGAAGGATATTTTTCTTCTATCTGGGATATGATTTTTTTCAATTCTTCTACAGATGTGGCTTTATAATAGTCGCTTTTGTGTTGAATTAGGGCGGTTAGCTCTTCGCCTTTGGCTTCTTCAGGTTCGGCAAACAAATCTCTTACTGGAACATCTAAGGCTGCCGCAAATCGTTCTAAAGTTGCTAAAGTCGGATTTTTCATCAAAGAATTTATGGTTTGCTTGGGTACACCTAATAAATCAGCAAAAGCAGATTTTGTAAGCCCTTTATCTTTTAGTAATGTTTCAATATTCATATAATACCTGCTATTTAATGATGTAAAGTTACTGATATATCCGAATTGTAATATTGCTATATTACTAATTAATGTTAAAGCAAGAGTATAAAGTTACTAATCCTATTGTTTAGTAATATTTTATTGTTACTTTTGCATCGTCAAAAACAGAAAATCATAATAAACACCAATAAAAACGATTATGGCAAAGAAGAACATTTCTAAGATTCTGGAACAAGTGGAGCACATCTTTTTGAAACACTGCTTCAGTTATGAAGAAGTAAGTAGCAAAGAAGTTTGTATAGAACCGAAGCGTTACAACAAGCTTTATCTTACTGCACAAGGACGGAAACATAACTACAACGCTATGTTTGATATAAGCAAGGATTATCCCTGCTTAGTGAATTTCAAGACATTATAAATTACTGTGTAATTATTGTACATTTTGTCTACTTTGGGGATACTGGTTTGTGAAAATAGGTATCCTATCTTTACAAAATTATTAACCAGATGACGTGCGTCAAACGCATATCATTATAAAGATATTATATTATGGCTTATTTCCCATTAAACATTAACGAAGAGTTGGCGGACTTGTTACGATCTGCCACGGAGCTAAACGGTTTGCTTAACAGCTATGTAAAAAAGCATTTCAAGGGCTTGGATTATCAGGACTGGCAAGAATATCCGGCAAAGCAGATTGCAGAAATGCAGGATAGTACTTTAGACATAATGTCGGATTTATCCGATATTA